ATCAAATTCGCCGCACCGAAATCAACACCACCCGACGTATCGGTGTAACTGCCAGGGACCAACGTCACTGTGTTTGTAGTATCGTCTGCAACAAGGGAAGTACCAGTAATAGTACCACCTGTAATATTTCCCGTGGTTGTTAAGTTCTCGTCACCAAATCCAATATTACCAGAGCTATCAGTGATAGACCCAGAAGCCAGAGTGAGTGTTCCGATTGTAACAAGCCCAGCATAGTATCCATTTTTCCAACGCTCCGTTGCTGTTCCATTGTCATATGTATTGTCTAAGACAGGACGAAAAGCAGAATCAATCTGCACGTACCCAGTCTGTGGACCAACCCCGTCGCCAGAGTTTGCATTTAAAGTTAAATTTTGATTGGCTAGTGTTCCGCCATTTATTGTCTGCCCTGCGTACAACCCAGCAATAGGGTCTCCGTTTACACCAAGGTCTTGTGCTCCGCCTTTTGTAACATATAAAGGTTGAGTAATATCCATAAGGGCTGCAAGAATAGAATCGTTTGACCAATCCATGTCCATAACCTTATGCCAAGAAGCGGAAACTTCCCCTTCTCTTTGCTCCCATCTATAGGCCGCTTGTTTGCCGTCTCCGTCGTCAAGCACAACTCGATAATCGCTTATAGTTGGCGTAACATCCCCTGGGTTCGGTGTGTCCGTACCAGTAGGTAAATCTGCAGGTGTGTCTACTGCAGGTTTTGTGTTTGGAAATAATACTGCGAAAATATAGTTGAACGCAGCATTTGCGTTTGAAACTCCCGGCACTGCAGGATTCGCATATGCAAACTCTGTTAGAGAATGTCTATACGGGTGTTGGTGTGTATTCCATATCTCAAAACGCTGTTTCTCAAATACCATTATAAGTTCCCGTCACCGTCTGGGTCATAATCTGCATTAGGGTCAAACGTGTACAGGTTTTCCCATGCGCTTTTCCATGAATACACTCTTTCCTGTCTATCAAGAACTTGTGTACTTGCGGGGCCTCTATAAACATATTCAGTAACAGAACAAGGTTCGCCGTCTTTAGTGTCCAGTGATGCTGTAAAAACAAAAACAGCCCTATCCAGATTGTCGAATACCATATGTTGCTTTACTTGTTCGTGCTGCTGAGACTTCATTAACTCAGTCTTTGTCGTTACCCTAGGGTCATCGGTAGCCATAAACAGTCCTCCAAAAATTTAAGGGGGCTTGGTAGCCCCCTGTTACCTTAGTAACTAATTCCGTAAATGATACCGTTTTGGCCGGGCTTGTTAATTTCAAGCTCACCGAACAAACAAAGATCAAGAATATACTGATAACCGTTTTGGTTACGTACTTCAAAATACTCTAGACCGTCTGGGCTCATACGTTTTCTGAAAAAACCGTTAGAACGGAAAACCATAGAGTTCATGTCAAGGATAGCGATTGTGTCGTCGTCCCATTCTTGAATACCTACAACTTTCAAAGTTCCTTTTACCGAAGTAATAGAGATCTCATCCCAACCATAAACAGAAGCTTTACGGCTACCGTTATCTAATTGGTACTGACCTTGTAAGTTACCTTGGTTTTGAAGCTGTTTAAGCACAGTTCCAAAGTTCTTATAAGACATAAGAAATCTGTCTGCCATACCTTTAGCTTTAATACGAACTTCAGTGTACGAATCAAACAATTTATCAAGCATGTTAGATGCAGTGATAGTTGAACCGTCTACGTTAATAGCCTGAAGGAACGGGTAAGCCAATTTAGACTGACCGTAAACATTCGCACTACCGCCGTTAGCAACACTTAAAAGTACGCTACGAATACTTGTGAACGAAGTCACGTCTGCATCGTCAGTGTACGCTTTAGCATCTGCTGCAACAGTGTAGGCAGATAAATCTGCAGCCGCACCACCACGAGGGGCAGAGAAAGTTACTAAGCTTGTGTTCATGTCGATTGCAATTACATAGTAATCTGCAGCAACAGTGTCGCCATCGACCCAAGTGATTTTTTGGTCTAGGCAGAAACGATCTACTCTAGATACACCCATCACACCACCTGCTGTACCATCAACAGTGGCTTCGGACATATGTGGTCCAGTACCAAGCTGAATTGAAACAACCATTTTCATGTAAGCCATGAAGTCGTCTACAGTGTCAGGTAAGATTTTTAGGAATGTTGACTCAGGGATTTTACCGTTGTGCTCGATTAAATCTCTGTGGTTGAAGATCATGGAACCCCATGCCTCAGTATAATCGTCGATTGAACCACGAATGTACTGGTCTTCAGCAATGTCTGTTTGACCTGTTAGGCCACCCATACGGATTGAACTTGCACCGGAAGCTTTAAATGGAACAATTAATTTTCCACCCTTCCAGTTATCATCTTTTTTTACGTTGGTTAAAATATAATCACGCTTAATCAACTCTTCTTTCAACAATTTGTTGGGAAGATATTCATTAAGCATGGATTGAAACGACCGTGCTGTACTCATTTTAATTTCTCCTAGTTAAAACCATATAACGACTAAGGTCTCACACCCATGCCGTCTGCTAATTTTCGCAAGTCCTCAAGTGATCGAGGTACGGACCGAACGGGTGAACCGCCGCCACTTTGCATGTTGGGTATTACTGGTTTCGCTGTAGTCGCCTGGCCTGGAACTACATTTGGAGTTGCTACTGCGGGGTCTGCAGGAGTTAAAGCCCCTAATAAACCTAAAACTTTACCTACGGCTTGGTCGGTCGTAAGTTCGACGCCTTCAGTGTGAAAAGCCAGGACTCCCTGATTTACCACTTCGCGCTGAAAAGCACCTGCACCATTTCTGGCGTCAAAAGTTTGGGCGGTAGTCGCTACTTCGGGTCTTGAAATTGCGTTACTTAGCTCAAACTGTTTCTGAGAAACTCTCGCTTGCTCAGATTGTTGCTGCAAAGTCTGGTTTTGATATTGCAGTTCTTGTAATTGTTGATTGACCTGTCTATCATTGTCAATCTTTGATCTCTGTTCGGGAGACATTTCGGAATACTTTAGTTCTTCTACAGCATACTTCATAACCAAGTCTTTTGGAATCTGAAGGGCTTCAAAAAATGACTTCATATCACCTTTCTGGACGTACTCAGATAACGTATTCAAACTTTGGTCTATGCTTTCCTTACTGTCGCGGACTTCCGTCAACTCATCGCGTAGTGTTTGTCTCTCTGTTTTGATATCTTCTATACCGTGCCCACGCGAAAAAAGAGTTTTCATTTCTTTTTCTGTGTCTGCATCCTTTACTAAAGGGTGTACCCAGTCCGGCATATCGTGCTCACTGTCTTTTACTTTATACTTGAAACTAGCCTTCCATTCACTCTCGGGTGTTGTAGGTGTAGCTTCTGTACTGGCTTCTACAGGTGTTTCTGTTGCAGTAGCTTCTGTTGGTGTCTCTGTCGGTTCTACGACTGTATCAACTACGGGTTCTGCTGTAGTTTCTATCTCCATGGTGCGGTCTCCTGTGTCCTGGTCTGGACGTTATTGCATTTGATACCTGGGTATTTCTCCTCCCATAGGGTCAATTGCGGGTTGTTGTTCTTGCTGTTGTTGCTGCATTTGTTTAGCCATATCCTCTAAAGCACCTGTATTCATATCCTCTAGAGTAGATAGACTTTTCCCCTGGGTTTCTAGTTGTTTTACTAGAGCCATAAGAGAAGAGTAAGGTAAACGAAGTTGTTTCGTGCTCCCAGGGTTCTCTGGGTCTGGTACATGCATGGAACAAGTAATCATTGCGCCGTCGGTAGGGATAAACTCTTTTTGAGCGTCGGCAATCTGCTGTTGCTTGCGAGCTATCTCCATTTCGTTGGTTTGTAGTAGTTGTGCGTACACTTGTTGGTATTGTGGGTTCAAATACTTATAATCGGGCTGTTTCATGCGATGAGTAAGCCTTTTTACGTAATATTCGTTATTCGCGTATTGTGACGTCTGTACTTGTTCACCACGTTCAATAGCGAGCATATCGTTCTCTACATTGTCCGCATCGATGGTAAACTCAGAAAAAATCTCTTCATTATTACTAAAAGGCATGTTTTTCATTATTTTGCCTATGTCTTCTTTATCAAAACTGGTTCCAACGTACTGAAGCATGTGATTAAAGGTTAATTGCTTACCTAAAGTCGTATCCGCACTGTCTGTACCCGGTTCCACTGTAATATTGAACTCTAAAGGCGTTGTATTTCTAAATTCCGCTAAGTTTCCTTGCTCATCACGCCCAACTGCCGCAAGTAAGAAGTCGTCAGGCATATAGTGCTTAGCCAGACGCAAATAAAGGTCTGCTACATCGACCATAAAGCCTTCAAACCTTTTAATATACGGTTTAAAGCGCGCTTGTTGCGACATTGACCTAAAAAGCAGGGTATACGGGTCTAAATTGTGTGATTCATCCGAACTTATCTCACCAAGCATCACTGCATCGTACATTTCAGAGATCTGTTTCTCGATGTAGCCTATGAACTGGCCCCCGTCTCTTCCGGGCATAACAATTGGTGGCGCACCCTGAAAACTAATCCCTCTAACCCCAGGAAGTAATGCTCCCGGTGCTAGTTTTGTACCCGCTTGATAGAGGACCTTATCGTCACCGATTGTAATTTGATGGGTAGCAAGCTGCGAACTTGCACGATTTATTTCCGCTTGATAGGGACGAGCGACTTTAATTATAGACTTTCCTCTACAACTTGAGGCATAGGCTTCAAAAGGTTTCCAAACGATAGGGAAAATACCATAGGGCAGTTCCCCATGCTCTAAAATCCCTTCTTCGGTGTATATATAGAAGTATCCTGAAGGATACGCTTTGCTAGGCTTGTAATATAGTTCTTTTATCAGAACTTCTTTATTTGTAAGTGTGTAATTGGTTTGGTTAGCATCAAAAATGATGTAGCCCTTGTCACTAGCGTTTCCAATCATCTTAAGTTTGTCTTGCTGACCTTTATAGGTATAGGTAAGTGATTTTTTAGACATGATCTTTCTTACTAGCACGTATGAAGAGTCGTCCATTGTTCTTGCAGTAGGGTCGCGCATAAGATTGAAACCCTGCAGGGGTTCAAACACAAAATCGCCAGAAAAAACTGGCTTCTCGTGGTCGGGTAACATGTTGCCATTCTCATCAAGATCATAAGACTCTGCTTGTTGATCTGGGTTAGGCATCATTTGCGGTTCCCAACCTATATGGTCGCCTTTGTTCGGGTCCCAAAATATCTTTGTTGCGACTTCTCCGATTTGTACGAACTCGTCGCCCCTGGCTTCAATCCATTCTGTAAGGTTGTAACGCTTGCGCGCCCAC